GGTGTTGCCCTCGTAATAGTACAATTTGAACAATTCCCTATCGTACCAATAGAGCTCATCTAACTCTTTGTCAATTTTCTCTAAATTTTTTAACTGAGTATTATCTACTTCTTCATTCGGCAAATTATATATATATTTATTATTGTCAAAATGATATGCCATAGTATCGTTGCTATAAGTAAAATGCACATTATAAGAATTGCTATCAATATGTGTGTAATACTTTTCATATTTATAGTAAAAATTACTTCTTGTGCTTGTTAATGCTCTTCTTAATGCAACAGCCCCATATCTTGTAACTCCATCTATTCCATCCTTTTCCCAAATAGCAGAAAGTGTGGTTGGATTCATACTCAGAAAATACAGCATCAATTCCTGCACAGCTTCATTTATTTTATTTTCATCAGTTGTTAAACCATAAGCCATAGTTCTAAACTTATCTGTTAACTTAGATATTTCTAAATATATCTCAGTCATTGGTTGGTTCTAATTCATCTAGTCTGCTTACTGTTTCTTCAAGTAATTGGTCTAAGACTACCCTATATGCTCTTACTATTGCAGAATTGCTTTTAGTTTCTATCCCCGCAAAGAATCCACTTGTAGCAACTGACAGGTTTATTGGTATTATCATGAGCCAATCATAAAAATTGTTTTCTTTTAGCCCTGAGCCGTACCCATTAGAGTATTCTATTATTAAATCTACTACTTCAAGATAATTATTGTATCTGCTTTGAGTTGTTATTTCTTGTGTTAACTGTTTGCACATGGTAGTATAAACCTCAATTATTGTTCTATGTTCTTCACTTGAATATATCGGCTTGTGCATACGCCAAATTTAATAGAAATGTTTACTCTATACCCTTTTCTTTTTTTAAGTTTTTAACAGCCTCTTTGTAATAACTTATCTTTTCTTCATAATCTACTCTAGTAAACTTCTGTGTTTGCCTAGCTTTTAATTCTAATTCTTGTGCCTTCCCTTCTCCATACTTTGCATTTAAATTAATAGCAAATTTATACTGTTCTCCCTGCTTAAACATATTACAACCTACACATTGAGGTTGGCAGTTGTGTTCATCAAATCTTGTTGCTAAGAAACTTCTGCTTTGAAAGTGTCCGTTCTGCATTCCTGATTTGTAATGCTTAAATCTTTTGCAAGTGAAACATTGTACAAGTCCTAATTCATCAGCACTTCTAAGTCTTATGTAAAGACTAAACCATTTATCTAGTTCTTTTTTAAGTTTGCTGATTGACTTCATAATCTATATCCTCTTAATCAAAGTAGCAACCATTTTCCAATCCTCAACTGTGCTAATGTTTTTATTTTTATATAATTCTCTTAATGAATTTAAAGCATCATCTACTCTTTGCTTCTTTGTTTTATTGGGGTTTTTTATTTTTATAGGCAGTCTATCTGTCAAATCCCATTCTATTGATGTTCTTCCTGTAATAGTACACTTTCTATTCTGAACCTCATAAATAACTCCAAGTTTTCTTAGTTCAGTAAATCTTGTTGCTTCTTGTTTAATGACATCCATAGTTTCATATACTTCTCTAGTGGTAGATGGTTTTCCCATTGACAATAAAGCTGAATAAACTTTAAATCTCATTTTAGATAATGAACCATCTCTTTTTATCTGATTATAGCATTCTATTGATGTTTGTCTTGTTTTCATTCTCTTATTTCTCTAATTAGCCACAGCACTATTGCTGTTATTATTACCCACCCTATCATTTTAATAGTTTTTGTTCTTGATAAAATGGAACTTCTTTAGGGTCTTTTCCCATTGTTCTAACTTGATATGTTGCATCATTTATAACTTTCTTGTGTGCAATAATCCATCTATAAAATGTTCTGATATTTAAAAAAGGTTCAAAATTTCCAAATCTAACCCCCTGTCTAAAAGCATCATCTATTTGTTCAAAGGTTAAACTTTTAAAACGATTTTCCTGCTGTAGGTCAGCAGCTAATATCTTTGCCAGTGAAGCCATAGTTTTGCCATCTGTTCTTAATCCTAGTTCAATAGAAGTCCTAGCTATTAAATCATAACATTTCTCTTTCATAGTAATTCTTTTCCTTTTAAGTATTCATTTAGTTGATTGTCTATTTTAGAATTCTTTTTATCCCATTTCTTTTGATTCTTTTGCCATCTAGTTAATCTTCTTTTTACATCAAATGTTTTTTCCATCTCAAATCTCATTTTTGTTTTTGATTTATTAAGTTCTGTCCAATAAGAAATAAACTCATCTAACAAATCTATATTATATCCATAACCATTTGTTGATTTTTTTACTGATTTTTCAAAGTCCTCTTGTTTTATAGATATATTAGTATTAGATTTAGTAGTATTAGATTTAGTAGTATTATTCTTTAATGTTTTCATTAATAGGGCATTGTTGTTTTCCAATACACCCCCTTTAAGAATTGTGATATACCTATGGTCAATTTCTTTACTACCTATTTTGTAAGTGTATTCTATTTTAATATATCCATATTTCACTAATTCACTAATCCAACCTGATATTGTTCCTTTACTTTTTCCATAAAGATTAGAAAAGTATCTATTTGTTGCAAAACATTGTCCAGTCGTATTACATAACGCTGTAATTTCTGCATACAGCAGCTTTACATTTGGCCTAAGGTTATTATCATATCTAACCTCTGCCGATAGTATAGCGTAGTAATTTGGTTTTGTCATATAATCTCTAAATTGTAGTTACAATCAGTAAGTGCAAATTTACACTTTTCTAATTGGCTATAAAAATCTTTATAAGAAACCTTAATGTCAGTTTTAACCCTTCCTGAAGTAATCCTAATAGTAGTTTGGTGCTTATCATTATTTTTAATTCCATTATCTCTTAAATATATTTCTAATTGTCGTTCATCTACAAAAGTTCTTTTAGCACCTTGTATATTGCTATAAGCATTGTACACCTGATTAAAAATTTCACGATACTTAGGGAATGACCTATAATTAGATTCATGCATTTTCTCATAGTGATACACCAAGCTTCTATCTCTTTTAAGTTCTTTAGCTATTGTTGTTCTATGGGTGTCATCTATCATCCTAGCAACTACACTTGCAACAGCTCTTGGTATTTGATATTTTTGCTCTCGGCTTTTATAAGCAAGAGATCCCTTTCTTAGCCCTACTAAATTTGTAGTAAGATTGCATAAGATTTTAAAATTAATTGCATCTATCATCTTAAAATGGTAAATCTTTATCTTCAGATGTTACAAATTCAGAGTTATCACTTTGATTTGTAAAGTGGTAGCCATCTATATTATGATAGTATTTCCCTTTATATTCTCTTGAATAAACATTACAAAGAATAGCTACTGTCATTCCAACATCTAATTTATTTAAGTGTTTAATTTTATCTTCTCCAAAAGTACTAATGGCAATCAAGTTATTAAATTCACCTCCTGTATCAATTATAACTGTTTGCTTTACCCAAGGTTTTCCCGCCTTTGATGTACCCGCTTCTTGTTCTAATTTTTCAACCAGTTTTCCTGTTACTTCCATTTTTTATTTATTTTTAATATTAATAATTTAATTTATTCGTTTCATAACTTCGCTTAGCTTATATCTTATCAGCCCTTGTCCAAGTTTATAGTAAGGTATTCTCCCCTCCCTTCTCCAATTATGTAGAGAAACTTTTGTGACTCCTATCTTTTCAGATAGTTCTTTTTCGGTTATAAAAGGTTCATTTACTATCCCCATAATTTCTGATAATTTTTCTGCTATTTCTTCTTTTTTCATAATTTTATTTATTTATTGATTATTATTTTTTTTAAAATCTTCACTTTCATCTTCGCCAAATACTCCAAGTTCATAGAACCCTGTGAGTTTTAAGACAGCCCTTGACATTGCTCTTTTCTCAGCCATTTCCATCACATACCAAGTATTACAATTTCCATCTTTAAATCCTTCGCCTTTTAAAGCAGAGCCAAAAGTTTGTATTGTTGGTTTTGTTGACCCTTGTGCCATTATAGTTGCATTTGCTTTTACTACACAAAAATCCTTTTGGCAATTTATCACCTCATAGTCAATTTCTATGCTTTCTAAAGCTTGGATTTTATCTATTCCGCTTCTTGTGATGATTAGATAATGTTGATGTTTAAAAATATCCTCCTTTTCTAATCCATAATGGTGATATTTTTCTTTAATTTTTTCAGTTTTCATATATTCTGCCTGTGTTAGTGGCTAGGACTTTTGCCTGTTAGTAATTGTGTTAAAAACAATAAATTTAATTCAAATTCTTTAATTTATATTCTTTTGATTTTATTTTATTTTCAGTTTCATTTTTCTTTTCTCCTAAAAACATATTCCTATATTTTCCTGTCGTTGTTGAGTAATCCCAATAGTATTCATCTAAATATACTTGACCCTTATTGTTTATAAATACTATTATAGAATTGTAACTTTGAAAATATCTACCTTTTTTATCATATATTTCAAATTGATTTGCTATTTGGTTACCTTTTTGGCTTGTCATATTATATACTTTCATTTTGTTTTTATGTATTTGTTTAATTGTTCTTTTATATATTCTAAATGTTCTGTATCTATCCATTCTAAGAAGTTGTAGCTGTCAAAACAGATTTGAAAGTCTTTGCCATACTCATCTGTTCCTCTTAAATATACTTCATTTTCATGAGCTTGGAATGTATTAATATCATTCATTCTTTTGTGTATCAGCTCAGGTTCTGCTTGTCGCTCTTTCCATTTTTCATATTCATCATCTCCTGAGTGTACTTCTTCTAATTCAGGCATTTCCATAAGTTTATCTTCTAATTCTTTTTTTGTTGGTTCTAAAGGTATTGGTATCATTATATTATATTTATTATTAGTGCTTTGTTTTTATATTGTTTTTTGTATTCTTTTAATTTGTCTTTATCCTCAAAGTCATAGCCCTCATCTAAATTAAGACCTGAAGCTTCACAGTAGTCATCAAGTGCTTTGTCTATTTGTTTTCTAGTTCCAAAGATTCTTATTGCTTGACTGTAATCTTGTATATCACTTTCATAACAACTAAATTCTTCATTCCACTTAGATGTTGTTTTAAATTCTCCATTAGGATAAAAATAGTACGAATCGCATTCTAGTATCATAATTAGTAGTTTAAATGTAAATGTAATAAAAAAGATCCTAAAGCTAAAGCAATTAAACCAAAGCAACACAAAAAGAATTTAATTTGACTTATTTCATTAGTTTCATCATCAATAGAATAATCATCACCTAAGTTGATGCATTCTCCCTTAGCATTTTTAGAGTAAAAAAAATCTGCTGCCCCTTTACCACTCAGGTTAAAGCTATGACCTGTTTTTTTGTTTGTAATTTTCATTTTCTTTGTTTTAATTAGTTTCGTTTTAATTATGATGTAAAAATAACATAAATAATTGAATTAACACATATATTAACAGAATTATTTACAAAGTTATTAACAATTAAGGATTTGAACCATAGAGCGACTTTAACCCCTGTGTGGTATGTTACCATTAAAAAGAAAAGAAAGTGCCTAAAACGGCTAGGAGGGGTTATAAATTTAGCATTATTACGACTACTATAATAAGTAGATATACTGCAAAGACTTTCCAAGTGATGTCATCTTTCATAAGTCCATTAAAAGGTTTATTGGGAGTTGCCCGTTATTTAAAACTACTGCACAGCCGATTGCTTGTCTTTTGAAGTTTCTAGCATAAGCTGCTGCATAAGTGTCAGCATCTACACCACAGCCGACCTGCATTCCAAAAATTCTATACCTTTTCCCTACGAACCACTTACAATATGCCTCAGTATGTGTATGTCCGCAAATGCTTGACATTAGATTATTTTTTGCTTTACTCTGTGCCTGACCTCCCTCTCCATGTTCAAAAAGTACATCATCATATACTACGGATTCTACCCAATTCCAATTTGGAGTTCCTAAGACTTCATTATAAGACTTGATCCAAGCGGCAGGAATTCCTCCTGTCATTGCTTTCCTTGCTGCCATCCTATCATGGTTTCCTATACATACATCAGCTTCAGGGAATGCTTTATACCACTCAGCTACTTTAACAATACTTTTTTCAAGTTCTAGTCCTGCTGAATCACCATTTACATCTGGCTCATGATATGAGAAAGCGTGGTTATCTAAAATGTCGCCAATGAATATAACTTGATTACAATTCCATGTTTCGTATTGTTCTATACAAAATTCTAAATAACCATCTAAACAAAAGGGTTCATGCAAGTCACCGATAACTAGGATGTTCCTAGCTTCGGTTTCTCGCATTTTTTTAAGTGCCACCATTTCATGTGGCTTTAATCTGAATCTATTATTTTGCACTATCAGCAATACCTTGACCTACCACTAAAGTAAGACAGGCATAAAATAGATTAGATGCAGTTGTTTCATCAACTCCTAACCAAGTAACGATTAAAGGAATTACAATACTACTTACTGCATACCAAAACTTCTTGGATTTCAACATTTGTCCGATTAGAAAATTTTTCATTGTTATTTATTTTTGATTATTAAATTTATGTTTGTTCCCCCCAAATTTATTATTTCTTTCATAAGTAAATCCATAGCTAAAGCTGAGTTTTGAACAATATCTTGTTGGCTTCCCTGACCTACTAGGATGCAGCCCCTTGTGTCTTTAGCTGTGTTGCCTTTGTGAAATAATATATATGAGCGGTCTTTTACTTCTTGAACTAATAGGTGCAAATAATCTCTAGTTGCACTTTCTCTTGGGTATCTCATTCTGACTTTATAACTGCCTGTGGGAATACAAGATACACTTCTTTGATTATCTCTATAAGGGAGTTCTAGTGTATCACAGAATCTTTCACCATTTAAAAACAATTCACCAATAGTTGATTCATCAGTAAATGTATCTCTAATTAATAAAAGATTTATTGTACTCAAATTAGAGGTAATAGGTTTTATAGATTTTACATCCCTTGACTTCTTGAATAAACTCCTTACGAACTTTAGGAGCATTTTCATCTTTTTTATGATATTTAGGATTGGTGCTATTTAGCTTTGTTTTTTTCATAAATAAAAAATTTATATACAGTAAATGTTATTGCAAGTGTTAGAGAAACAAAAGTTAAAACCTCGTTGCAATCTGTTATGCTGAATCCAATAGCTGATCCATTAGCTATCCCTACTTGTATTGTATCTCTTAGATGTGTCATTTTTATTTATTTTGGGCTTAGTTTCCAAGTAGGATTTCAGCTTAGTTATATTTATTGTTTTTGGTTTATAGTGTTTCTTCATTAATTTCCTGATGCTGTTAAAAAGTTTCTTAATGTAAGTTTAGTACCCTGTCTAGGTGTTTCAAGGTTCATCCCGTTATAGTAGTTTTCACTTGAAGGGTTAACATCAGCACCTGTGTTAGTTGAATAAGCAGGGAAACTAGCTGTATTGTTTCTTATGTATTCAATCATTCGTTCCCGATAATACGAAGCTGTATTTAAAACTTCCTCTCTAAGATGTTGAGCTTCTTCCGTAGAAAGAGCTGTTCCGCTTTCTGAGGTTTTGGAGTAAATGTTGCCATTCTCAAACTTAAACCTAAGATAAGGAATAGCTTGATAGACAGCGAATCCAGGCAAACAGTCGCCAATATAATCATCTACTAAAGTCTTATCTGCACCTGCTAAAGTTCCTGCTATTATTTCATTTTTCAAATGAGTGGTCAAATCTGTCCCTAGTGCTGTTTCAATTCTCAGCTTCTGTGCCTCTTTTACAAATGGGAGTAAAATAGCAGGGTCTATATTAAGGTTCAAAGCTGTTGAATCCTTTAGTTTTTCTTCTGATATAAAAAGTACATAGCTCATAATTAATTGTAATATCCGTTATTTTTCATTTTTCTTGGAGGTATTGCTACCAATTTGTCATTCTTCTTTGCTGTAAATCCTTCTGACCTTGCCTTAGTGTAGCCGATTAAGTCAGCATCTTCTATCTTAGTAGTCTTAGATTCACCTATTACAGTCTTAAAAATTCTTCTAGTC